CCTTTGCTGCATCACCGGCATATGTAAGTGTAGCAGTTCCATTTGTAAATGATGGTCTAGCAGTACCAGTTGTAAGAGGATCACCCACGCCAGATGCAGTAAAAATAATACCAACAGCATTACTTGACGCGCCAATTGCCATAAAATTACTGGTGCCGACAGAAAGAATGGTATATTGTTGTCCAATAACAAAATTGCCTGCAGCAGTTATAACGCTGACCCCAATAGGTGGATTTGATGCATGGGTAGTTCCAGCACTGGTCACTGTGTACAGATTATCAAGATAAAATATTTGTGAGGTCGCTGCTACAGAGGTGCTTGCTGCCCATTCAGTTCCTATCTTTATTGTAGGAACTGTAATATAATTCTTGCCATAATTAGTTATGATAATTCTGGTGACTACACCAAATTCCATAATTGCCGTGGCAGTTGCTCCAGTCCCATCCCCAGTGATGGAAACAGTTGGAGGTGGCAGTGTAGTATCATATCCAGAACCACCATTAGTCATACTAATATCTCTGATGTTCTGTAGTAATTGAATACTATAAATTTCCTTTCCGGTATATGTCAATCCGATTGGGGTTCCAGTGGTAGTGACAACTGCATCATTTGCCAATGTTAGCAATGTGAAGGTAGTTGTACCATTAGTGGCTGAGATTTTATAGGTTGTCGGATCGGCATATCCAACAATGCTTCCGGTACCACTATTAGTTCCACTGATAGTAATTTGGTTTCCAATTGCAAGAGTGGTGGTGGCACAACTGAACTGTCCACCAGTTCCTGTAATCTGCACTCCGGATAGCGTGCGAACGAAAATGTTTGCCTTTGCATTAGTACCGACATACTTCAATGCTGCTGTACCATTTTCAACTATGTTATATGTATGAGTTGGACCCACGGTATTGAATTTACCGGATATTACAACTTGATATACATTATCTTGGTATGAAATTTTTTGTCCAGAAACTACTACTTGTTCTGAAGTCCATGCGGTGACATTAGCAAATGGAGGATCAATGCTAATTGTTGGGGTCATATAACCCGCGCCAGGATCAAGTATTTCAATTGAATCTAGATATACTGGATTTAGTTCTAAGTATCCATCTCCTGTCACTGAAATTTCACCATAAGTATAACCAGTGCCTGCCTTATCAATTTTAGCCGCTTGAATATTACCATTTGTGTAAAATTGAGTTTGGATAGATGATGTAACTGGAATATATGCTAATGTTGCAAATTTGTTTCTCAATCCAATTGGTATAGTATACATGAATTTCCAAATGTAACCATCTGGATATGTCATTGCTGAAACACCTATGTCATCTGGTTTATATGTTGAGAAAGCATTGTTGTTATTATCTATACAAATATATACATTATAATCATCTGTAACTACAAAATATTGACAGTCTTCAATTTTCTGCTTACCAGATTTTATTCCCTTTACTATAACTGCACTGGCAGTTGCATCAGTGGCATTTAACACCCCACCAATGATAACTGACGGAACAGTCGTATAACCAATCCCTCTATTTGTAATTTCAATATTTGTGATAACTCTATCAGTCAAATGTGCAGTTGCAGTTGCCCCTGATCCACCGCCTTGAATTACTACAACATGTTTTAATGGTACTGTACCATTTACAAGTATTCCACTAGTATGTGATGGTATGACAGTTGAACTAGATGTTCCACCACTGACAGTAAGATAAAAATTCTCGCCAAAGTATAACAGTTGACCACCCACATACAGTGTATTTGCTGTAAATGGGATACTTCCGTTTGATCCAATGTATATAACTGGTGGATGAGGATATTCACTGCCACCGGATTTCAAATTTATACCTTGGATCTCTGTGCTATACTGATCATCATACTGATCATATTGTATACCGGATTTCCACTCATAACTTGGAACTACAAATGAAACATCTGCAGGAGAAATTTCTTTCACTGTGATCATTTCATTTCTAGTTGACTGCTCGTATGTAATACTATCCACCGGAATCACAGGTGATAGTTCATCATCCCACTGCAACGTCTTGCCGAGGGTATAGAAATATCGAGCACTACGATTAGTGATCTCTTTATATATACCCTCAGCAATCGAATTGCGAAGAATAGTCTTTATGAGTGTTAAATTTGACATTTATATTAGCTAACTGTAATTGCCCAAGTGATAGAAATTGAATCGCCGATTTCTTTATTGACAACTGGGAAAGTTGTATGGCAAAGCATTGTGCCACCAGATGCAGCATTAAAAATTCCTGCCTCAGTAACAGCACCTGTACCATCGCCCGCAGCAAAAGATGCCACTGCTGTTACTACAACAGAGTCAACTGCAGTGATAGAGGTCAATACTTCACGGAAAAGACTTGATTCCATTGCTGTATCTGTAACATCCGGTGCAGTAACACCGGCACCAATTGCCATATGTGACATAACATCTATAGCAGTGTTAGACATACGTGCTGCAATGTACTTCTTACCAACTGTTACAACTAGATTAGGAACAACTAATTCTTGTTTAACTGCACCGTCTTGTCCAGTTACAACGATAGACAATTCACCCTTCATTTTTAGATTTTCATTCAAGTCCATATTATTCTCCTTAGTTATAAATTAAAAAACTATCTTATTTTCCATATAATCCACGCCGTCATTTGCAAAAGTAGTCATATCCTCCAGGTATGCATTTTTCCATATCTGACCACCACTATCTAATACAGTCTGTGTATCATATTTATATGATAATGCAGACCCATTTAAAAATATATTCGTAGTATCTGATAAGAATATAGCATTGGAAAATGCTTTACCCGTATTAATACTAGATACATCTGATACTGGATCTAAGGTATCAGCAAATGGTTTATTGATATTAAAAATCTGTACATCTGATATAGTTGGTGCATCCAACAATACCTTATTAATATTGTAATTCTGCACATCTGACATAGTATTTAGCGAATCTGCAGCGAACTCTCGACTATTTACATTAATAAATGACGAGATGTATATTACATCGGATAATACCTTGCCAATAACAAAGTGATCCTTGGCATCAGTAACAACTGGTGCATCTGATAGTGCTTTGCCAATAACAAAGTGATCCTTGGCGTCAGCTATACTTGCTGTGTCGTATAATACCTTGAACCTTAAAATATTAATTAGATCAGTTATACTTGATGTGTCAAATAATACCTTGCCAATAACAAAGTGATCCTTGGCATCAGTAACAACTGGTGCGTCTGATAGTGCCTTGCCAATAACAAAGTGGTCCTTGGCATCAGTAACAACTGGTGCATCTGATAGTGCCTTGCCAATGTTAAGGAAATTTGCATCAGATACTGGATCCAACGTATCTGATACTTGTTTACCGATATAAAGGGCAGTTGTGTCAGATACTGGATCTAACGTATCTGATAGTGCCTTATCAATGGCAAATTGGTCCTTGGCATCAGTAACAATTGGGGTATCTGATAGTGCCTTATCAATGGCAAATTGGTCCTTGGCATCAGTAACAATTGGGGTATCTGATAATACCTTATCAATGTCGAAGTGGTCCTTGGCATCAGTGATAGGATCCAACGTATCTGATAGTGCCTTGCCAATGTTGAGGAAATTTACATCAGATACTGGATCTAACGTATCTGATACTTGTTTACCGATATAAAGGGCAGTTGTGTCAGATACTGGATCCAACGTATCTGATACTTGTCTGCCGATATAAAGGAAAGTTGCATCAGTAACAACTGGGGTGTCAAATAGTACCTTATCAATTGCAAAGTGATCCTTGGCATCAGTAACAACTGGAGCATCTGATAGTGCCTTTCCAATGGCAAAGTGATCCTTTTCGGCGGTAACTGAGAACGATTCATTATCTACTGTTGTTCCATCAAACAAATGGTGAGCGGAGTTCAGTAATTTAACATCGAAGTCTATAAATGGTTTCGGGTGAGTAATGTATATCGGTGGTTCTATAATTGGTGCTTTATCAAGATGAAAATGCTCATTATCTGGAACTAGAACAGACTCAAACAATCTTAAAAGATTTACTCTTAACATTGATTCTAATCCAATAAACAAATCAATGTCATTGGTAATAGTATACTCACCAAACATTGCAATACCGGACGGATGAATAAGCGTTTTTACTGCTGCCTTGTATGTATCCAGTCTTTCGTCTAATTGTATTACATATGAAAAAGTCTGATAGAATCTGCTATCCTGAATATACATAGCATCATCGAGGAAACCATTGTTTGCAGTATAATACCCAGGATACTTTGAAACAGGACCAAGTTTAAATTCTATAGTCGCCAGCAACGCCAGTTCAATACTTTCTATGGTATTTGAAGAAGAAGTTTGCCGCAATAACTCACCAACGTAATTGTGGGTAAAGAAATCAGTTGGTTCAATTGGATCAATATTATAGTCATACTGATTCATTAGAAATGATTCTGATGTTCCATTTGTAGAATCAGTGAAACTAATATGTTTATGGTTGAGACTGGGCACTGTAACTATGAAATCTGATACACTAAGATTTCTTTCCATATCTGTCTTAGAGACTAGATTATATACAAATCCTTCTTCATATAATCTATCCATACTGTATTGGATAATTTCAGCATTTA